CATTTTATTCTAAACTCTGTGTTTTCTTCTAGATCTTTTTCCATAAGTTCTAGTCGCGTATCTGCTTTATTGATACGTTCAATAATTTGAAAATAGCCCATGGTTCCAATTGCAACAATTATAATCAAACTAGCAACCGTCTTCATCGGCATTTGTACCTGTTGTTCTTCTCCGATTTTAAGAGACATAATTAGATGGTCCTCCAAAGATAGCTAGTAATATAATCAATATAATTAAAATTGCTGTAAAGTGATAATTCACTCCTACCTCCTATTGACATGATAGACATTCCTCTCCATCATTTTTTGGATTTTTACAAACACAATCATCACAAGGACATAAACCATAAACATCAGCATGTAACTCTTCATTACAATGACATTTACAATTACATTTCTTACATCTATTTTCTGTAGCCATATCCTGTTTTCTTGTTGCCCCATCTTTTATTCCAAGCATAGACATTCATTTTACTTCCAATGCTTTCCATCCAAGATAAAGGTTTATCTATTATTTTTTTTATTAGTTGTTTCATATCATCTATTGCGTCTGGTATTGTTTTCATAATTAGTACCGGGTGATGTAGTCTCCCAACACCACCCTATCCTATAAGCGCTATAAGAATTTAGTCTTGCCAAAATTTTCCGACAATGGATTCCCAAATTGACTTAATTTTTTCCTTAATTTTTTTAATCATTTTTCTTTTCCTCTATTTCGTAGAAGAACTTATCAGTATCTTCTGTTTTCCATTTACCTGTATCTTCAACATTCCACTCATTAGTTTGCACTTTCCAATCTGGAATATTATCTTTCACAGTGAAAGAAGGTAAGTCCCATATACATCTATTGTTTGGTTGTGCTGCATAGTTACCTTCGTCTAGGGCTATGATATGTGCGCACTTATGTTCGTGCGGAATCTCTGAATGATCAATGTCTAATATATTACCATCTGGATGGCCCCAGTCAACGGTAAATAAGTATTGACCATGATGCCATTTTTTATCTTTACCAATGTATTTGCCTGAAGCGGCGCTTAAGATATTCCAAGAAGTAACAGCAGGAAAATAACTAAAAGAATTCCATAACTCCAGTTCGTCAAGTCTACGTTTAGGAACATCCTTTGGGTCAAAGCCTCTTTGAATAAACGCAGATATCGGTAGACGATAGTAGATAGCTCCATTTTCCATAATACAATGAAAAAGGATAGCACGCCCACCAAGACTCGATAAACCAAAGATAATACAGTCTTCAACTTCTCCATGATGTTTTTTAAGATCATATAAATATTCTCTTTTAATTTGTGCATATGTTGCCGGTATGTTTGCATTTAAGTAAGCCATTATTTAATTTCACCCCAGTTAGCTCCCTTCTCATAGTCTACCTTGTTAGGTACTTTTAATTCAACAGCTGATTCCATTATCTCAATAATATTCTCTGCCTGTTTCTGTGATTCAATAGAAATATCTACTTCATCATGAATTTGTATGTGTGGTATTATACCATTTTTATATAAAGCCACCATTGATTTTTTTGTCATATCTGCCGCTGATCCTTGTATTAATTTATTTAAAGCTTTGTAAGTAAATGCACGTTTTAATGGTTCATCATATTCTTTTCTAGCTTGTTCTAATGGTAAAGGTTTAAAAACCCCAAATTGAACAGGCTGCCATAAATCAAAATGACAGGCACGACCTCCTAAAGTTCTAATCTTACCTCTATCATTTGCTTTACGAGATACATTATCCATAAGTTGTTTTACGAATGGTGCTTTAGAATGATATTGTCTAATTAGTTTCTCTGCTGATTCTTTCATCAATCCTAGTTCAGCCATTAATTTATTTTTACCCATACCATACATTAAACCTAAATTAATTGTCTTGGCTTGCTTACGTTCTATGCCTGCCATATCTGCTACAACCTGGTGGAAATCTGCATCTCCTGCGTTGTATGCATCAACAATCTCATCAACACCTTCTAAATTTTGTAACTTTGCATAGTGTACTAAAATTCTAGGTTCTTGTTGTGAATAGTCAAATGATCCCCATACATGTTTTTCTTCTGGAATAAATATAGATCTAATCATTGGACCAAGTTCAGGATGTCTTGCAGGAATTTGTTGTAGGTTTGGATTTGACATACTAAATCTACCTGTAACAGTTCCGCCTGCGTCTGATCTAATTTGATTTATGTCTGCGTGTATTCTACCATTAACTGCATGTTTAGTTATTGAATCTATAAATGTACTGTGGGCTTTGTTAAGTTCTCTTGCTTCAGCTATAGCTTTAGGTAATTCATGTGGATGATTTTGTAAAAAGTTTTTTGTAAAACTTGGTTCATTACTTTTTGCTGTTCTATCATAAGGTAATTTAAGTTTGTCAAAGGCTTTTGCTATAGATCTAGCTGCCATAATCTCTACGTCAACACCAGTTAAATCTTTTATTTTTTTAATTAATGCCTCTTCCCTTTTAATTAAATTTAGTTTAATATTTTGTGATTTTTCTAAATCAACTCTTACTCCTTTAAACCTCATATCAACTAAACAAGGAAATAAATCTGTTTCTAATGTAAATACGTCCATTAGTTCTTGATTATATAATTCTCTTTTTAAAGTCTGCCAAAGTTTAAGTGTAGATTCTGCATCACGTTCTGCATATTGACCTACAAACATTGCAGGCATTCTCCACATATCTGCTTTAGGATCTAATCCATATTCTTTTGCAGCTTCAACTAAAACTTTTTCGTCTTTACCTAAACCAACATAATATTTTGCTAATGAATTTAATTGATAACTCATTCTGTTTTCATCTATTAAGCTTGCTGCTATCATAGTGTCCACAATGGGTCCTTTTATNGTAAGNCCTGCTGACCTTAACCAGCACACATCATACATCGCATTATGGAAGATAAATGTAGTATTTTCTTGATTTAGTATGTCTTGAAGCCACGTTAATACCAATTTTTTGTCCATATTACCACCTTGCTCGTGATGTATNGGATAATANCCTGACCAGCCCTCTACGGCCACCGCAACGCCAGCAATGTGACCTCTATTTGTGACATTACCTGATCCTAACTGTTTTAGGTGTGGATCATTAGTCTCTAAATCTATTGCAATTTCTTTATGTCCTCTTAAATCTTTTAATTCATCGGGCATTACCCACTCTGTTTCTGGAGTAAACAAAGGCATTTGTGTATGTCTCATTCGTAATCCCTTTCGATTATCATATCAATATAGTGTTTAGCTTTAAGAAGGTCCTCTTTCCCACCCTTATTTTTCGCTCTCACTATATATTTTATAGCGTTGCCTTCCGCAAAAAGCAACTTGTTTTTGTTTATAAACTCTGCGGGCTGAATGACATAATCTCGATAGTGATTGCCGCCTACCTGCCTAGTTAAGGTGTTTTTTTTCATACTCTTTATATTCCTTTATTGTTTTTTCACTTGGATAATAAACATCGACCACACAATAACATTTAGGACAATGTAAATTAGTTACTGTATCATAAGTATCATCATCCTCTACATCATGATCAGCTCCCCATATTAGTTCTGTTTCGCAGTGCCAACACTTCATATTTTAACTCCTTTCAAATAATTTAATGCATTTTGTAGTCCTTCTATATTATCTCCAAAACTTCCAAATGCTGCATTACAATTTATACATAACCAACCTCTGTGAGTAAAAGTTTCATGACAATGATCTAAAACAAGTTTGTTTTTTATTTTCTTACAATTTTGACATTTGTTGTCTTCAGGATAAGCAATAGTAAGTTTTACTTTATATCTTCTATTATGTCTTTCAGTATTATAACAAAATTTACATTGAGTTCTTAATCTACGAATATCATAATTATTACATTGAGCTGTGTGAAAATTTTTTTGATTAAAATTTTTTTTACAAGTATTACAAATGTAAGTATCAGTTTCTTTACCAAGAACTTTTATTTTTCCTTTTTTACTATCTCTGAAAAAATATTCTAAAGGGCCATTTGTTGTTTCTAGTATCATATTATATAAGCCCTATCAAAGTTCTTTGGATCTAACACATGCAATTCACGCTTCGCTCTCGTCGCTCCAGTATAGAATAATCTATGTAATTCATCNGGATCATAACTCATCGTTTCTAACGCTGCATTNGTAAGGTCCTGCATAAGCAGAACGTTGTCGGCTTCTCCTCCTTTTGCTCCNTGTATTGTTGACATAATGATACGAGGATTTTTATTTATCATTTCACCATTCGCCCTCATATTACGAATGTAATTCTCTGTGACATTATCTAAACCTTCAAAAGCATCATACCATACACTGTCTGTAACCAAACCGTGTTCAGCTCTACAATCTCTCATTAAATATTTTGTATCAGAGTGTAATGTTTTACCTGTTCTAAAACCTGGCAATACATTAGAGCCAAGGTATTCATATATATTTTTTATTTCTATGTTACCTAGAGAAGCATCTTTACGCCAATGCTCCCAGTTATTTAATGCCATAAGAAGTTTTAGTGGTACAGAGTTAACACCTTTGTGTTGGAAGTACCAACCTTGTAATTCACATAAATCTTTTACATCATCTAAAAAATAAT